GGCTTTTCCGGATGCTCTTCATCCGCATCGATCCTTCCCCATACCTCGCCCTTGTTGAAGGTGTCAATCCCGTTAGGATTCTGAAACCTCACCGGATTTTTGGCGATCCAGTTCAGCACCATCTGGTAGGATCTCTCAGCAATATCGACCTCTTTGGCGCTGCGCAGATATCCCTGCACATCCTTAATGGTCAGTGCAGCCTCTTCCTCAAAGATTACTTCCGTAAGGATCCGGTCGGCTACCAGAATGCATGCCATGGACATCGCCTGCTTCTCGGTCGTATCCAGTTTGCACATGGCATCAAAATACTGCTTATATTCCTCCTGCAGTTTCCTATGCTCCATATTCTGCAGATACTCGATCAGCATCTTCCCTGCATGACCGTAGTTCTCCGTAATGACAGATACTGTATGGTTTCCGTCATCCAGCAGTTTCTCCTCCACCTCTATCTCAATCACGCGGTTTTTTGAGCCGCCACGGCTGTTTGCCTTCGTAATCGGCTCCTCTCCGGTAAACAGGAAACTGTTGTGCCAGGTCTTCGTCTCTTCCACACCACCAGTAGCACGTCCACGGACACGGTCAATCCCTTCCGTAATCTGATAGATCAGCTGGTCGAAATTCGTAGTCCACTTATCCTTCATCGTCTGCAGTTCATCACCGGCAAATGGAATGGAATAAAGAAACGCTGCGCTCCTCATGATTCCTACCTTGGTCGTGTTCATAGTCTTAACCAGCCCTCCCATCTTCGGATTCCCCCAGATGGACATGGCGGACATGATGGCAACCGTCTTGCAGGTTCCGGATTCTCCACTCCAGATGTGGAACACAAACGGCAGAATACGAAGGATCTCTATCAATGCGCTTCCTAGGCTTGCCGCAAACGCCATGCGGACAATCTTATTCTTACGCAAGATACTGCAATGCTCTTTCCATGCCTTAAAATTGCCGCTTGATTTCACATTGCTGAATACCGCATCATACTCCTTATCGCCATCGTAGATGATATCTTCCGCATATGGCATAAATTCATTCCCGGACCATCCCAGGCGGTTGATTGACTTTCTTGGCTCTAGTTTTGCCGGGTTCATGCCAATGCAGTCGCTGATATAACGGACAAGATACTTCGCATTGTCCGAAGTAACCTCGATCCCAATCTTGCTCAGTACCTTCACGATCATGCTGTTGTCCGCGCAAACCTCACGATTTACTGTCACCGTACTCCACAATCCATATTTATAATAAGCCAGTTTTACACGCTCCTCGCCAGTGTCGACATTCTTTAATATCTCTACGGGCAGTATCGGATGGGAGCATGCCATGACCTGCACCGGCATTCCCTTATTGTCAAATTTCTGCATGAATACTCCCAGATCTCCTGCCTTCCACGGACCGCACTGCAATTCAACAGGCTGTTCTGTGAAATGCGTCACATTGCCCGTAGCAAGCATGCGCTGCTGATAATCTACAATGAATGCTTTCAAGATGTTATTGAACTCGCTGAGCCGTTTCATTGCCCTCGCCTTTAATTTTAGGCTTTCTATGTACTGCGTCCGCTCCACATTATCCTCAATCTCGAATATCTTATAAAAGATATCATCCGGAAGCGGCTCTGCAGGGCTAAGTTCCGTCATGCCATCCAGCAATTCGTCTTTTGATTTCTCCAAGTCTTCTCACCGCCTCTCTGTCCGCGCGATATTTTTCCGGGCATTCCCGCAAGCATTCAAGCCTGTACTCTACGATAGATAGTTCCTGCATCGCTTCTTCAAAATGGGGCGAAGCAAAGTCCTGTGCAGCCTCGCATAAAAGAATCCAATAGCCCTTTAGGACCGCATAAGCCTCTGCCTTAAACTTCTGCATCTGCTTGTATTCCTCGTGCCTCTTGCTTCGCTCCCGTTTCTCCCGGTATGACAGGTCTTCTACCCTAATCGGCAGGGAAAAATCATCTATCAGCCTTTTGCACGCTTCTTCATTTTTCAGATTATAAAGGTCTCCAACAAACTTGATCACATCCCCGCCTTCTCCGCAGGCAAAGCAGTAATACCCCTTATCATTGCTATAGATCTTCATACTCGGACTTTTCTCTGCATGAAAGGGACAGAGGCAGAAGCCGCTCCGATTTACTCTGCAACCATAGTATTCGGCTACCTGTCTCATGCTTAACCGCTGCTTTACCTCTTCATAATCCTCCCTACATAAATGGCAGTTCTTCATCGATGCCATCCGGGATATTTATGAATCCATTTTCATCCGGCTGTCCATACTGCGGAGATACAGACGGTACCGGTCCAGCATTGTCGGGAAGCGGCTTGTCCTCTGGGACTTTTGCATCTTTCAAGCCATCAACGCTCCGGACCTGCTCGATCTTCGTCGCCCAGCGCTTCTTGCCGTCAGCAGTCAGAAATTCTTCTCTTCCCATCACTGCGCCAAACTTCTTCCCTACAAGCGTCTTTTCATTGCCCTCGCGTCCCCACGGAAAAACAAATCCCGAATTCGACTTTTCGATGCTAGTCATTAATCCCTTAAAATATGGCAGGCTGGAACCGTCAATGATCTGCTTATGTACTCCCTTCCACTTCGCACTGCTGTCCTGCGCCTTAGCCGCCTCGAACTGCGTGCCGTAAAATCCTTTCTGATCTCCTTCCGCGATATCGAACAATATCGCAATCTGATCTCTTCCATTCTGCGTCTTTACCATGCTCGCCTGTTTGATCACGCACACGTAGCATCCGGCCGGAAGAGATGTGAATTCTCCGGTAAATGCCTGTGCTTCATCATATCCCTGTGGTTTTACTATCATATCTGTTTCTCCTCGCTTTCTTTATTCTTGGGATTCTGGATATCATAATATTCTCGAATCCTGTTATCTACATACAGAAGATCATTCGGGATCTCTATATCCTCAAACATGTCTTCCGGAGACTTGCTGATCGCGCCTCCATCCGACTGCGTAATGAATTTATGCTCAGTCATGTTATTTACGCATCTCAAAACAATCGTAAACATTCCTTCCAGGCAGATCTTCTCATCCAGCAGCTTGCCGATTGTCTTTGCGCGGACATTACCATAATCATCCGTGTCCTCATGCATAACAACATAGACAATCCTGTCTTCCGGCAATACATTGACTATAAACTGAATTAAATTCCAAAAGTTGTCTCCCAATGTGTTATATAATCCAAACACATCATTGCCCTTTCCCTTAGTGCTATGATTCTTCATGAAATAATTCGTAATCAGATACCCTGCGTCATCGATAATGATGGATTTTGCCGGCGCGCACTTTAATGCCTTATGCACAACCGCATAATCGTCCGTAACCCATCCATTAATCTTCCCACGGAAAGGCAGCGGCTTATTCAATACTCTTATCAGATTAAAGTCCTTGCCTACACACGGCTTCATGCTGGCAGACTTGCCACTGCCGGACTTGCCTATAATCAGTACTGGAATCCCCATTAAAATCTCTCCTCACTGAAATTAATCGAATCCATATGCTCCATGATTTTTCTCGTGATATCATCTGTGCCATCCATCGTCAGGAACGCATACGCCGAATGCTCGTTTTTGTATATCAGCATATTCCCGTCTTTATTCAGAGACGATGGACCGGCTGGCGCATTTTCCTCTCCCAGTTCGCTCAGATCAATCATCTCGTAATATTTCTCCTGGATCGCCAGCATACTTAGTGTCGAATTCTGTTGAATAATGCGGATGCAGCTGTGTTTGCTGTTTACCACTATCGGCGTAACCGTATATGCAAACTTGCACTGGCGGAACATTCCCGGCAGGTCATAAAGACCATTGTTTGCGATCTTATACTGGATAGGCTCGTCCTTCTTCGCCTTAAACGCGCATTCCTGTTTTGGCAGTTCACCCGTATATTCCATTACGGCTGCTTTCAGCCAATTCGGAATATACCCGTCCTGTGTCCAGACAATCCATGTACCGCCCGCCACGACGAGTCCGCCGTAGATTCTTCCGACTGTCAGCCCCTCCCATTTGAAGGAACTCTTTATAAACTTCTTAAGCAGTGTCTTATTTAGAAACATCCTTACTTCCTCCTGTATTCATTTTG